GATCGGCGAAAGACTGATGTGATTCTATTAGATGACGCTTCTTATTGGGATGCAACCATCTCCCCGGAGCTTATTACCGTGAAACACCTGGTGTATTCGTGGTATAAAGCACCTAAGATGGTCATGAAGGCCTTTAAATGTCAGCTGCGGACTAAAGGCTACTGCCCGACCGGTGTCAAGTACACTGGGACCGGAACAGTTAAGTCAGGTGATCCTGATACTTCATGTGGGAACTCGATTTTGAATGGCCTGATACACATGTTTTCTTTGTGTCTCAGGCGCTGGGGCAAGACCGGAGCGTTTTCGAACGATCCGGCCTTGCTGGGGGCGCACATGATCGTCATGGGTGACGATAATGTGACATTCCTTGATTCCAAATTTTGGCGCGCAACGGTTAGTGCCCCGTCGCGCGACTCGCGTTGCCACCCTGATGTCACAGAAACGCTCAAGCAGCTTGGTATAACACCCAAGCTGCAGGTTTTGAGTGACTCCAGGGAGGCAGATTTTTGCTCAGCACTGTTTTGGCCAGCCGTTCGTGAGAGAGAACTAATCACGATTTTGGCGCCAAAACCAGGGAGGATTTTTGCGAAGTTTGGATACACCATGACTTTGACTGATGACCCACTAGGACGCGTCCGTGGTGACGCTCTTGGGCTGATACAGGATTGTAATCATGTGCCTGGCCTGCGCGCATTTGTGCAGGCTGCCATCCGATTGTCAAGTGGCCACAAAGCCACAAAGGACAAAGGTTGGGAGTACAAGTTTCATAACAGCTCAAAAGCGTCATGCACCCCAGAGGCGTATGATATGGTCCTATTGCGGTATGGTCTGAGTCGTGAAGAGATCACGGACTTTGAACGATTTTGTGATGAAATCAAAATCGAGAAATGTGTCATCAGTCATCCTGTCATCGACAGGATGATATCTGTTGACACGGCGTAAATAATCCACTCGCGCGTCACACGAAATAGGGGTATGGCGACCCCCGCGCGCTAGTGAGCCCTCCGACCAAACAACTATGAAAGTTCAAAAGGTCAACAACAACAAGAAAAACAAGAAAGGTGGTCAACCGAAGGCACCCCGAGCCAATGGTCCAGCAAGCGCTGGAGGGAGGCTTGGATCCGGAGGTCAGAACACCAACCGAACACAACAAAACCAAATGAAACAAATGGGTGGGCTGAGTCACTGTTCAAGTGACTATGCCCGCTCTCTCGCTAACCCGTTCAGTGGACCCGAGGCATGCGTGCCAAATTACCCGGTTCTGCTGACTCGCAAGACCAGAGTCTTTGCCAGAGGGACGTTTTCTACCGGGACCGCAGGATTCGGCTTCATAGCCGCTGATCCTGTGAACGCTGTAGCCAACAATCTTAATGGTGTCATCGCTTCGACCCCAACCTTTGCAGGTACAACTCTCAGTTCTGCTGCTGCTGGTGTAGCCGGATTCTCAACGAATTCCGAGTTCACCGCCGCACAGTTCGGGGAGACGACTGCCCTCTTGCAAAAGAGGGTGGTTAGTGCCGGGTTGCGGATTCGATACGTTGGCACCGTCTTTGATCAGGGTGGCCAAGTGTTAGGGTTCTCAGACCCGGAGCATAACAACCTCTTCGGCCGGACGTTCGCTGATATCGACGGTGAGCTGGAGTCGGCACGACTTGTCGTGTCTAAGAACAATTGGAGCACCGTGCGATATCGGCCCTTCTTTGAATCTGATCTCCAGCTCAACGGTGATTTCCCTGCGACCGTCCTTGTCGATGGCTCATTCTACATGGCCTTCTTGGTCCAGGCAGCTTCAGCCGGCACCTCACTGACTTATGAGTATGAGTTCTATGTCAACCATGAGATCAGCGGCAAGAATGTCAGGTCCAAAACTGCATCACACTTCGACCCAACAGGATTCGGGGCCGTTCACGCGGCAACGATCACGTCGAAGGCTTTGATGCCATCACAGCAGAGCACGGGCGAGTCGGAGAAAACTTTTCTCACCACCGCTACCCAGTACCTGAACGAGGCGGTTTCATTTGGTCAAACGTTGTGGAACGTTGGTAAGATGGCTGCACCGCTTCTTGAATTGCTGTAAGGAGAACTCGGG